CTCCCTATAACATCTTTAATTTTCACCGATTATCTCGGTTTTTCGTAGTTTTTCATATTTTTCAAATCAGCTCTGTGGACTTTACATCATGTCTAGCACTTGTGAAACAGTGATTTGGGCATACCTAAATGAACGTCGGTTAAAAATCCTTTTTTTAGCGGCATGTTTCCCAATTTCCCTGTGGCGACAAACCTCCCATTTCTAACAGGATCTATGTCCTAAATTTCTTCGTTCCGCCTATCCACATTCTGGGTGTCATTGTGCTCCTTTACCGAGTCATACTCTTATGGTGAAATTCTTGACTACCTGCTGTTTTGTTTTTACTACTCAACTACAATATAAACTATTTCCCGCTACCAGTCCGACGCTTAACCGGCAGCTTTGCAGTGCTTATTACGCCAACTGCTCTCTACGTATATCTCTTAGCATTTTCGCCTCGTCATAAGCTTCCTTATGCCTGCAAATTGCATAGATTATACGGATTAGCTTGCAGCTCACTGCTACTATTGACTGCTTCTTCTTTAGAGGATTAGCTTTTCTGCCTATATAGTATTCATGAATACTCTTAAAGGCTCCGTTTCGTCCCACAAGCGCTATTGCCGCATTGAACAACACAGTTCTAAGACGTGCTCGTCCCCTTTTGCTTATTGTTGTCTGCCCCTTATGTTTACCAGAGCTATTCTCCCTGATTGCCAGTCCTGCAAGCTTCTGTATCTGTTTTGGTGATTCAAAGCGCCTTAAATCGCCAACCTCTGCAAAAAATCCCGCTACCGACACCACGCCGATACCTTTCATTTTCAGCACTTCTTCTGCTTGTGGTACTTTGTGTAGCAGACTCTCAAGCTCAATATTCAATTTTTCCATTTGTTCCATCTTATGGCAATAATCTTCCCAGAGCATCCTGAATTCTGCTCTGCCGCCAACGCTGCCTTCTCTGCGGCCAATAGATTTTACAGCAGCCTCATACAGGCTCTCAGCCCTCTTCATTCCGACTGCACGCAGCTTTCTTTCCCTCCACAGTTTGTTGATACCGTCAACGCCTAAGCTAATTATATCCTCCGGCAAAACTGCCTTTTCAAGAACAGCCATGCTTCCCTGCCCAGATAAATTTCCAAAAACGCTAAGATATTCCGGGAAATATATCTTGAACCAGCGTTTCAGCTGATTCTCCAGGGAAATCATTGCTTTTGTCACCTTTTGGCGGCAATTATACATGATACGTAAATCTGCATATACTCCTTCCGGTATATATGGTTCCATATACCTTCCCTCAATAACAAGCTTTGCTATTGTCTTAGGATCTTTGGCATCTGTTTTGCTTGGATGATTGTCATCCAGCTCTTTTGCTCTGTTCACATGAAACGGATTAACAAGAACAAGTTTGAGCTTTTCATCTTTTAAGTAATCTGCTAATCCAAACCAGTAATGTCCTGTTGGCTCAGCAGCTACTATTAAGTTTGTTAGTTTATTAGCTGACATAACTTGATGTGCCCATTCATTAAAGGCTTGAAAACCTTCTAAGTTATTAAAGAACTTGAATACTTTGCCTTTCTCAATGCCACGCCAGTTGAATGCTCTTGCGTAATTTAATTCGCTGGCAATGTCAACTCCGATAACTAAAGTTTGCTCAGACACTTGATTAATTCTTTCATTTTGTGTACAATTCATTATAGAGACTCCTTTGACTAGTAGTTTTTAAGGCGCTTCGGCGACCTCGTGTGTAATACTAGTTTAAAGGGGTTTCTCTTTTTTTGCAAAGCTCATATTTGTTGATTACGGGAATGCTCCTTTATTGGTTCCGCAGGTTTTTGGGATTTGAAAGTAAATCCTCAAAATATTCACGAGCGCGCTGTTGCGCTGCAGGACTAAGTTTGTTGTACAGTTCTTGAATATCATTTTTAGGCTTTTCTGGGGTATCCCATCCCATTAGTTGGGAAGGAGTAACGTTAAAAATTTCTGCCAAGAGTATAACCATATCATAGGGGATATTTTTAATATCCCCAGATTCATACCTTTGCAAAGTTGCTTTATTTGGCAATTTACCTATTTTAGATTTAATTATTTGAGCTAAATCTGTAAGAGATAATCCGTGTTTTTCACGGTATTTTCTTATATTTTCTCCTATTTCCATGGCTTGCCTCCCTATAATCTCCCTATAATTACGTTAACATCATTATAAATTACTTTTGCGCAAAATGCAACAAGGAATCGACTTTTTGCAAAAAAAGTTGCGCAATATGCGTTGACAAATAGCTTTAGTCATGGTATTATAGTTGCATAAAATGCAACGGAAGGTGGTGAGAAAATGTATGGCATTAATGTAATGTTACTGCGTCAAAAAATGCTTGAAAATGGGTTTATAAATATTGTAGACCTTGCAAAAGCAGCGAATGTTAGCCGGGATACTATTAGTAAAATGTTGGCTGGCAAAACTAAACCTCAAACCAATGTAATGTATGCAATTGCTAACGCTTTAAAGTTAACCTGCGAAGAAGCGGGGAAAATTTTTTTTGCACGTATCGTTGCATAAAACGCAACGGAGGTAATTATGGAACCTATCGCTGTAACTCTCGAAAAGGCCTGCGAGCTGACTGCCATCGGTAAAGCGTCGATGGTGAAGCTCATGCAGGATCCCAAATTTCCGGTATTTAAAATCGGAAACAAGTCGGTTATCCCAGTAGCTGGCTTGAGAAAGTATATTGAAACTCTGGGTGCTGAGCACTATGGAGTCGTTTAGGAGGCGGATGGTATGAAAAAGCTTTTAATTATCCTGCTTATGGCCATCTGTGCATGGGAGGCATGGGACTACACCCATCCTCAGCCTGTAGAACGCTACGTGGTTCGTGCTGTGGCTGCAGAGGGTGATACCCTCTGGCATTTAGTGGGTGACACCATGCAGCGCGAAGGAGACCGCCGCGATGTCCGCGAGGTCATCTTTTATACAAAGAAAATCAGCAACCTGAAGGGTGACCTGCAGGTTGGGGACATAGTCCTCATTCCCATTGAGGCATCTAAAAAATGAGAACTGATGCCCGCGGCGTTCACTACGCAGACTGCATGTTTTGCGGTCAAGAATGGATAGTGAGCCGCTTTGTAAAAGAACCGTATGCGTGCCCTTATTGCAGGGCTATGTATAAAAATTTCAAGCCACCACAATCAAAAAAAAAGAAAGGTAAGGTGCAAAAATGATTAGAACGAAAACCCAGATTTTTATTCAACGTTTAAGTCTTGAAATGCATAACCTGCGTGAATACGCAGGTTTGCTGGAACACTGGAACACGAATGATGAGCAAGACGAGGTCCTGCTGGAGGCGGAGCTGGAGATTATTGACCGTATCGGCTCAACGATTAAAGAGATGCGTGAGCTGCAGTCTCATGAATGGTCTGTTATGTACAAAGCTCTGCAAGATTCCGCAGAAAAGAATGCTGCTGATGGTTCCGGTATGCCGAAAGAAGGCGCTTGCAAGGAGGCTGAGTGATATGGCTAGTGTATACGAGCTTGATGCTAAAATCTCTAGCTGCATTCAGCTGGATGAAGAGCACGTTGTCAGTGTTGACGATGGTGAAATCCTGAACCTGCAGCAATTCGAGGCTCTGCAGATGGAGCGCGATGCCAAGGTCGAAGGCCTGGCTTGTTACATCAAAAACAAGCTTGCCGATGCGGAGGCCATCTACGCTGAGATTGACGTCCTTAGTCAACGTGCAGCCATCATGAAGAAGGAAGCCGAGCGCTGCAAGGCTTATCTGGCCGGTGCATTGTACGGCGAGAAGTTTGAAACTCCCCGCTGCAAGATTACGTGGCGCAAGTCCGAAATCTGCAACGTGCTGAATATTGATGCAGTACCTGAAGAGTACAAGCGCACTAAGGTTACTGTTGATGCTGACAAGACGGCAATCAAGAAGGCCATCAAATCCGGCGCTGAAGTTCCGGGCGCTGAAGTTATTCAGAAGCTGAATATGACTTTGAAATGAGATTTGTTATGTTATGCAAGAATTGCCCTCAGTGTAAAACAGTTGGGGTTGGCGATATTTGTACACGTAGCTGGTGCAAATTAAGCAAGCCTGATGCTGCTGGCAGATATTTAGGGCTGGAACCATGGCGCAGTAAGCCGCATCCGAAATGTCCGCTGATGGCAAGATTAAAAGAAAATTACAAGGAGTGATTTTATGGGAATGCCTGTATTGATTTTAGGCGAGTCCGGCTCTGGCAAGTCCACGAGCTTGCGCAACTTTGAGCCGACGGAGGTTGGTGTGTTCAATGTGGCGAGCAAGCCACTGCCGTTCAAGAAGCGGCTGAAGGTCGTAAATCATGCGACGTATCAGGTCATCCAAGAAACGTTGGTGAAGAACAACTTGCGCTGCTACGTTATCGATGACTCGCAGTACCTCATGGCGTTCAACATGTTTGCTCGCGCGAAGGAGACCGGGTATCAGAAGTTTACCGACTGTGCGTTGAATTTCTACAATCTGCTGGCGCTGATCCGCGACCATACGACCGATGATACTATCGTGTATCTCCTGCATCACACGGAGTGCGATGATACTGGTCACATCAAAGCCAAAACTTCGGGCAAGATGCTGGACAATCAGCTCACTCTAGAGGGCCTGTTCAGCATCGTGCTGCTGGCTGAGACCGACGGTAAGGCGCATTGGTTTACCACGCAGAGCGATGGTTTCACTCCCGCGAAGTCACCGATGGAGATGTTCGCACTTAAGATTGACAATGACCTGAAGGCCGTGGATACAGCTATCCGCGAGTATTATGGATTTAACGAGGAGGCAAAGAAAAATGAAAAAGCTTAACTGGGGAAATGTTGAAGCTGCGAGTGAAGGCTACGCAGCGCCGCCTGCTGGCGGTTATGTACTGGCCATCTGCGCGGTCGAGGACCACGCCGACAAGCAGTACCTGAAAATTTACTGCGATATTGCAGGCGTAGCAAACAAGGCCAACGAGCAATTTGTTGGTTATTATGGCCAACGCAAGGAACGCAGCGGTGATAAAATCCCGCTGTTCAGTTTCATTCGCAGTTACAAAGATTCTGCACTTGGTTTCTTTAAGGCATTCCTGGTTGCTCTGGAAAAAAGCGGCAACGCTGGTTTTGTAGCTGACCGCTTCGATAACAATGAGCAGCAGTTCTGTGGCATGGTCATTGGCGCTGTGCTGGGGCAGGAAGAATACGTTTGGCAGGATAAGCTCCGCATGCGCCTGAGAGTGGCGCAGCTCTGCTCCGTGGAGCGCATCCAAAAAGGCGATTTCAAGATTCCGGAGCTTAAAAAAGTAGATTTGGCGGCAATGCCTGTAGCAGCTCCTACCTCCAGCTTGGACAGCTTTGGTACTAACGTCCCGCTGCTCAGTGATGAAGAGATCCCTTTCTAAGTCCGAGCTGCACCTGGACGATATTCGCCCCTTTTTAACTGGTGTAAAAACAAAGCCGGGCGGACATGTTACCGCTACCTGTCCCTTGTGCGGCAAGGCAGGACACTTGCACATCGATGAGAAGAACGGCACGCTGCTGGTCTATTGTCAGAAGTGCAACGCTCCCGGCACGGACATTCTGAGAGAGTTCCGCCGTCTGGGAGCAAAGCCTGCCGAACCGGAGCCTGTAGATTATAAGACGGCAAAGCCTGTTGAGGATTACCGTCATATCTACCGTAATCCCGACGGCACGGAGGCTTATTACAAGCGCCGCCGCAAATGGGCTGATGGGCACAAGGTTTTCGGGTTTGCCTATGTCAATGCCGAAGGGCGCACGGTGTACACCAAGCCTGAAGGATGCAACAACCTCTATAATCTTGACCTTCTGCAAAAGCATGAGCATAAGCGGCTCTACATCGTCGAAGGTGAGAAATGCGCCGACGCAATGACGCAGCACGGGCTGCTGGCTACCACGAGCAATACCGGAGCGCAGAAGGCAATTAAGCTCAGCGCGACGGACAAGGCTCTGCTGGAATCATATCCGGAGCGCATCGTCATTCCCGATAATGACGAGAAGGGCACCGATTATGCTGCAGCCTGGCAAGGCGCAAAGGTCATGGACATCACAAAGCTGTGGCCGGAGTGCCCGCCTAAAGGCGACATTGCGGACTACTTTGCAGCTGGCGGCACAGCCGAAGCTATCGAAGGCTACAAGTGGCCTGTGGTGCTCTCTCTGGACAGAGAATTCTTTGAAGGGTGCGACAGGTTCAGCCTTATAAGCGAAGCGCTCCTAGAGGCAATAGCGGCGGTCACAGAGCCATCCAAACGGCAGCAGGTGCTTTCTATGGCACGGTTCCGGGCAGGCGAGCTGTGCTGCAAGAGGGAGTTTGAGAGCTGCTGGAAGGCGTACCTGCAGCAGCAGGCAGCTAAGGGTATCAGGTCAGATAATCTGACTAAATTCCCGCAGCAGCTCTTTGCTCTCCGGTGCGGTAACTGGTCCACATCCGCCAATGGCGTATATCGGTCGGTGCAGGTGGGGACGGAGTTTAAAAATGAATACGCGAGTCCCATCCCCATTATGCCGACGGAGCTGCTGGTGAACGTGGAGGATGAAACGGAAAAAATCCGGCTTGCGTATTTTAAAAATGGCGGCTGGCAGAGCGTGGTGGTTCCGCGTTCTGTGCTGGCCAACAAAAACAAAATAATCCTGCTGGCAGATAATGGTGTTGAAGTCAACAGCGACAACGCCGGTCTGTTAGTGAAGTATCTGGCAGAGGTCATCGCCATGAACCCGGACATCCTGCCGCGGGTAAAGTCGATTGACCACATGGGATGGTCCGATGCAGGCTTTGTGCCGTACACTGACGAAGTCAAGCTGGACTGCGAGGAGCAGTACAAATCTCTGGTGCAGGCAGTCTCCAGCAAGGGCACGCTGGAAGAATGGGCGGCCTACGTCGCCCCGCTCCGTCAGAACCTCTATATGCGCCTGATCCTGGCTGCAAGCTTTGCGAGCGTGCTCGTCGAGCGCGTGTCCGCTCTGCCGTTTGTGTTGCACCTTTGGGGCGGAACCGGCAGCGGCAAGACCGTGGCCATGATGGTGGCTGCGTCTGTCTGGGGCAATCCCGGCATGGGCAAGCTGGTGCGGACCATGAATATGACGGTCAACAGCATGATGAGCACAGCGTCTATCCTGCGTAACCTGCCGTTTTTCGGTGACGAGCTGCAGACAATCAAGTCAAGATTTGAGAATTATGATACGTTGATCATGCGTGTCACTGAAGGTCTTGACCGCGGACGCATGACGAATGCGACCTTCCAGAGGCAGAAGTCCTGGCTGAACAGCTTTGTTTTTACTGGTGAAGAGCCATGCACGAAGAGTCAGTCTGGTGGCGGTGTAAAAAACCGCGTAATTGAAGTTGAATGTGACCAGCAGATAATCAGCAATGGTAACGCTGTTGTGAATTTTATCACGCAGCACTTTGGCTGTGCTGGCAGGGCGTTTATTGAAGCTCTGGAAGGGAAGAACCTTGCGGCTGATTACAATGAAATCATGCGTCTGGTGTTGGAAGTCACGGATACCACCGAGAAGCAGGCTATGGCGATGGCTCTCATGCTGCAGGCGGATGCGATTGCGAGTAAGGCTATCTTTGGTACTCCCGGCAATGTGCTGTCGCCGGAGGACATAGTTGGTTTTGTGAAGAGCAAGGCTGAAGTCGATGTTAGCGAGCGGGCCTGGAATATTATTGTCGATGTTATCGGCGCCAACGCTGACAAGTTCGATACCGAGCTTGATGATTATGCTGGTTATGCCTACTGGGGTAGACGCAAGAATAATGGTGTTATCATGATCAACAAGACGGTCCTGGAGCAGGAGTTAGAAAAGAATGGCTTCGACTTTTCAGCGCTTAAGAAAAAATGGGCGGAGAGCGGTCATTTACTGAAAACGACGCAGGGACGATTCTCCAATGTTTACCGGTTACACAACACGAGAGCAAACTATGTTGCTCTTTATGTCAAGGCGTAAGCTATGTAAGCCAAATGTAAGCCAAAAAATGGCTCAACCATGCGGGTTTTAAACGTTTGGCTTACATAATTACATGACTTACATAATTAGATATATACGTATGGAGTTTCCTGTTTTAGATTAGTGCGGAAATAATAATAATATATATCGATATCCTTTCAAAAAAAATGTAAGCCTGTAAGCCAAAAACAAAAAAAGCCTTAACCATGCGGTTTGTAGGGTTTTTAAATGTAAGTCAAAACGTCAGCTGGCTTACGTAAAACTGCAGCTAAAGGAGGGAAACGATGTTATTTAAAATTTTGAGTACTATGTTACGTGACTTTATTGCAGGGCTGGTTATGGCGGTGGAGTGCTGCTGTATGATGGTGGCACAGGCTTTTGTCAAAGCTGCTGTTTGCCTCGCTCAGCTTGCGTGCAAGGTCAATGGGGTGAAATGTGATGTTAAGTAAAATCTGTCTGGTGTTTGCAATGCTGATCAGCATTGTGTGGATAGTGAGCCTGACGGTGTTAGTTGGTTGCGGTGCTGTATGGGCGCTGCAGAAGTTAGGAGGAATGTAAATGTATATCAAAACTAAAAGCGGAGATTATGTAAACTCCAAGAATATCAGTGGCTTAAGAATCAAATGTTATGGTGGCGATTTTAATGTCGTAGCAGAATGCATCGGTTATTGCGACGAGCCTTGCTTCTATTCCAGTGCCGACAAGGAAGCTGCACAAGCGTATATGACCTTGATGGTGAACCACCTGGATGAGGTAGAAGAAGCTGCAACCATGCAGTACCCGCGTTGCGCTACCCTCAAGGTGTCGGAGGCTACTGTTGATGCAATGCGTTATAGCTATCGCAATCGCCCGCTCCAAAGCGAGCCGCAGCATGCAGCCAGCAAGAACACTAAGCTGTCCGCAATGCTGACCGCGCTTGTTGATGACTTCGCCGCATCCGGCGACACGGACAATCTCCTGAAAATCAACGCGTATATCCGCATGTATCTGCAGCAGGAGGCTAATCATGAATAAACAATACCTTACGTTGACGCTGGAATCTGATACTTTTAAGGGCATGAAGGCCGATTTTGATGAGCTCCTGCAGCAGCTTCTGGAGAAGCTCTTTGCTGGCCGTATTGCTGATGGCTCTATCAGCATGAAGCTGTCTGTCAGCTTGACCGAAACCTATTCTGAAACAATGGGTAAAGACATTTCTGTACCGCTGTTCAAGCACAAGGTTACCGCCAACTACACGGAGAAGCTGGAGAATGCCGGTGCTGTATCCCTGCCTAACACGTATCTGGAATACGACGAAGACCTCGGGGAGTTCGTCCTGAAGCCTTGCGGCGGCGAGCAGGACATGTTCGCGGAGCAGGAGTCTGAGGCTGATGAAGTAACTGTCGACGTTAAAGCCATTCCGCAGGATTGCCACCGTCCCCTGCAGGTGCGTGATCCTATGTGCAATGACTGCGCTAATCGCGATACCAGCGCCTGCGACCATTGCGATGGCTGCGACAAGTGGGAGCCGACGGTAAAATGATTCCGCTGCGTCCCTACCAGCAGGAGCTGGTGGATAATATCCGCAGAGCAATCGGTCAGGGGCGGCACAGCGTGTGTGCAGTGTTGGGCTGTGGCGGTGGTAAGTCCGTTATTCAGGGCAACATCGCCGCCAGCGCCACGGCACGCGGTAACAGGGTGCTGTTTGTGGTCCACCGCAAGGAGTTGTGCCAGCAGATTACCAATACCTTTACGGCGTGTGGCGTAGACTTCTCGCTTTGTACCGTAGGCATGGTGCAGACGGTCTGCCGCAGACTGGCAAAGACTCCGGAACCGAAGCTGATTCTGGTCGACGAGGCGCATCACATCCTGTCGCAGAGCTATCTGTCTATCCTGCAGCATTTTCCCGGAGCCGTTGTCTTAGGCTTTACGGCTACCCCGCAGCGCATGAACGAGGGCGGTCTGGGGGCCGTATTTGAAGAGCTCATCGAGTCAGTGAGCACCGAGTGGCTCATCCGGAACCATTACCTGGCACCGTACAAATACTACGGCGTTCAGCTGGCGGATGCGAGCAAGCTGCATACCAAGCGCGGTGACTACGACAAGGCCGAAGTTGAAGCTCTTATGAATAAGCGTGCTATTTTTGGCAGTGCTGTTGAGAACTGGCTGCAGCTGGCTAAGGGCAAGCAGACTATAGTGTATTGCTCGTCTATCGCCACCAGCGAGGGTACAGCGGCCGCTTTCCGGGAGCAGGGGATAAATGCTATGCACCTTGACGGAACGACGCCGCAGGCGCAAAGACAGGCCGCCGTAGAGGGGTTCCGGCGCGGTGAGGTCACGGTCCTTTGCAACGTTGATTTGTTTGGCGAGGGTTTTGACGTGCCTGACTGCGATTGCGTGGTCCTGATGCGGCCTACCAAGTCGCTCACGCTGCACATTCAGCAGTCGATGCGCTCCATGCGTACCAATCCCAACAATCCGGACAAGGTCGCGCTGATCCTGGACCATGTTGGCAATTTCACGCGGCATGGCCTGCCGGACGACGTGCGTGAGTGGTCGCTGGAATCCAAAGCCAAGAAGAAAAAGCAGGAGCTCAGTGTCAAGCAGTGCCCGGTGTGCTTCGCAGTGGTCAAGTCAGCGGTCACCGAGTGCCCTCTCTGTCATTACGTGTGGGAAAAAGAAGAGCGCGAAGGTCCGGAGGTCGTGGAGGACATCATCCTGCAGGAAGTCGCGCGAATGCCGTATAGCAAGCATATCGAGTGCAAGTCATGGGCGCAGTTGGAGCTGTTCCGCGCTACGCACAAACGTGCTGATGGAAAGGTTTTTAAATTCGCCTGGTCGCTGCACAAGGCGGTGGAGCTGGGGCTGGCAGTACCGGAACGGTACCGCAGTGCAGCTATCCGCCTGCTGCGTCAGGATGAATACAGGAGGTTAAAGTTTGAATAAATCTGAAGCTCAAATCATGAAGGAGATTGAGGTTGCGGTGTCTGCCGCAGGGCACAAGATTTTCCGCGTCAATGTGGGCGAGGGCTTTTTGTACCGCACGCAGCCGACGCAGGCGACGCTTGACCTTGAGAACAAGCGCAGCCGCTGGTTCAAGAGTGGACCGCCGCAAGGCTACAGCGATTTGTCTGGCGTAGCGTATCCGTCGGGCAAGGCAATTTTTATCGAGTGTAAGACGGCAACAGGCAAGCCGACGCTGCAGCAGTGCGTGTTCCTGCTGGCGATGTTGGCAGCGGGTGCCAATGCCGGTATCGCACGCAGCACCGAGGAGGCGCTGGCGATTTGCGAGATGACGGACGACTTGCGTCAGAATATGGGGGAGTATATCCATGGCTGGTTGGTTAAGCTTAGGCAGCGTGGTAAGTGATCCGTGGCCTGATTGTGCCGACAGCGAGTTCTGGGGGCAGCTGCTACCAAGCGCTGCCCGCCATGATCACAAGTTGTATGTTAAGCTCATCGGCCTACGCTTTGCCGGAGCAGAGCTGCTGCCTAGCGCACGCTTTGGCCTGCGTCTGGTCATGGTTAACGAGGCGACGGTGACTCAGCAGGAGGCGAGGGAGCTGCTTGCTCCCCACTCTGAGCTGTTACTGAATTTATTTTTACACATAGGAGGTGGCGCAGGTGGACAACAAAAAACTAATACATGATACTGTTGTGGCAACGCTGGCTGCCTTAAATAGCCAGCCTAAGCCGCAGGACTGCTACAAAGCGACGGAAGCACGCTTGTACGCTTACCCGACGCTGATGGCGAACATCGAGCAGTATCAGCTCGATATCCGTGACCTGAAGGCGGAGCGTGTCACAGAAAAATCTAAAGACATTACCTGCTGGGGCGGCGCAAGTTCTCGCCTGACGCCCGAAGAGAAGCAGCAGGCACGCATTATGGCTGTAGAAGTTAAGCTGGCGCGTGATCAGGCGGAAGTTGATAAAATTGACCGCATCTTGAACAGGCTGGAAGCAAGCGAGGATGCGGTGGCGGTAGACCTTATCCGTCAGGCGTATTTTTTCTGCGTACCTTTGGACGATATTGCGCTGCGTGAAGGTGTGTCGCTCTCGACCATCCAGCGCAGGCGTACGCGCCTGGTGCGGCAGCTGGCGTTGATGTTATATGGAGCGGAGGCGTTGCTGTGAGATTCGTAGATTTTTTCGCAGGAATCGGCGGTATTCGCTTAGGCTTAGAGCAAGCCGGGCATAAATGCGTCGGCTTCTGTGAGTTTGATAAGTACGCCAGGACGGCGTATAAAGCTATGTACGATACGGAAGGAGAGTGGGAAAACCACGATGTACGAACAGTTAAGCCTTATGATGTTCCAGCCGCCGACCTCTGGTGCTTCGGCTTCCCGTGCCAAGACATCAGCGTCGCAGGCAAGCAAAAAGGCCTGCAAGAAGGTGCGCGAAGCGGATTGTTTTACGAAATTATGCGACTGCTTGCCGGCCGTAGGCAAGAAGATAGACCTAAATGGCTGCTCATTGAAAATGTTAAAAATTTACTTAGCATTGGAAACGGATTTGACTTCGCGCGGTTGCTGTGTGAAGTGGGGGGGTACGGGTATTCTCTCCAATGGGATACTCTCAACAGCAAAGACTTCGGCGTTCCCCAAAACAGGGAGCGCGTGTTCATTGTCTGCTATCTTGGAGACATCCGTGGACGAGAAGTATTTCCTCTCCGACCAGCAGGCGGCGAGAATCCTTGCAAACTCAACGAGATAACGCAAGGCGTTGCCGATGGTCAAAGAATCTATGACGGAAGTGGATTAGCAAGAACGCTAAGGGCTGAAAGCGGTGGACAGGCCGGTAAAACAGGCTTGTATGTTGTTAAAGTACTGAAACCGTATGGCTCAACGCAGGACAGACACGGCGTAGCGCTGCTTGACGAAAATATCCGTATTCGCCGATTAACTCCGCGTGAGTGTTGGAGATTACAAGGTTTTCCCGATGAATGCTTTGACAAGGCAAGGGCAGCAGGCATAAGCGATACCCAACTGTATAAGCAAGCAGGAAACGGCGTTACTGTTAATGTGGCACGTGCTATCGGCGAAAGGTTAAAGGAGATTGAGAAAAATGAAACTCTATGAAGCGGTGTGGTTGAGTTGCAGGGAAGAGGTGACGCCGATATTATGATTAATTTGTATCCCGCAATTGCTGAAAAATTACATGTCCCTGTTGGCAAGGAGTTTAAGCTCAAGCCTAAGCGTGGTGGAGTATATCCGGCGCAGTATCGTTTCAGCGCTGATGATTTGGAGTATCGTCCGAGCCAGTGCTGCCATTGGTCAAACATTACTAATCAGCCCATGCAGATGCGTATTTTTCTTGCTTTGCTGCGTGGCGGTGTGGAGGTTATTAAATATGAGTAAAAATTTAATCCCGGAAATCGCCCAAATGTTGGGCGTGGAGCTGGGTGAAGAATTTAAGATTAACATTAACAACGAGATTTATCAAATCGATAAAAATGGTATGTATAGAAAAAAGATGAATGATGAAGGTCAATTTGATATGTGGGAAGAAGTCCCTCGCTGCTTTATTAAATTGCTTGCTGGTAACGCAAAACTTATTAAACTGCCGTGGAAGCCTAAAATCTATGATATCTATTGGACATTTAAGGCGGCACATATAGATGTATGGTGCATCACAGATACTCACTGGCTGAATAATCCAAACGACGTAGCTGCATTTAAAAATGGATGGGTATTCCGTAGTAAGGAAGGAGCAGAAGCTGCGTTGCCTGTGGTGGCTGCAGAATTTGATGTGAAGTATAAACTTTAGGAGAGAAAACTGCAATATGTTGCAAAAATCTCTTGAAAAAGTTAAAAGCAGGAATTGTTTTAGGAGGATTGTTATGATTACATATAGAGAATTTACATCGTTTATTAATGATGAACTTGTTCGCGTAGGAACTTTGTTTACGGAAAAACAGCAGCAGTATTCTGCTGGTGCTGATCCGTTGTCAAACTTCCGCACCGGTGCTATGCTGGAGCATCACGATGGTGGCTATGACATGATGTATGATGTGGCTAAGGGATATCTGAATAAGCACATTGCTTTCCTCTACGACCATGGTATCGCCGACAAAACGGAAGAATCCTTGCGCGACATGGTGGTCTATGGTCTGATTATGTTGTACATGGTCAAGAAGCACAAGGAATGGCTTGCACAAGTGAAGGAGTGAGGCTGATGAGTAGCAAACGTAAACTTAAGCGCCGCAATCCTGCGCCGGCGGCAGGCTTTAAATACGAGCGCATGTGCCAGGCTGTGTCCGAGCAGGCAATCTATCGCGTGCTGGCTGTTGCGATTGATATCCTCTGGAATGATTTCGGTGGTCTGCAGCGCAAGGACCAGCGGCTGAAATTCTTTGCTGAGACATTCCGTGAGCGTCTGGAAGTTGTTGATCAGGGCTTCACACCGTCGCAGCAGGCTGCCATGGATGAGTTGCAGCGCCAGGCTGGGTATAGCGTAGTGTTTAATGCAAAATAATTCAACGACCGCTCATCTGATGGTGGGCGGTTTTATTTTCTTGAAAATTCACAAAGAGTTCACAAAGACGTGAGAAAAAGCGGTGATTTTTATGGTATAATAAAACCGTGGAGAAGTGTCGATAAAATTCGATGCTTCTTTTCTTTTTTATGCTGTCGTACTCAAGTCTGGTTTAAGAGGCCGCTTTTCAGAAGCGGTAGGCGGATAATCTCCGTGCGTGGGTTCGTATCCCGCCGGCAGCACCTGTTTATGTAGCGTCTGGCTTTTAGCCGGGCGCTTTTTTTATGCCCGGAAACCGTAACCTAAGGGACGGGACATCCCTTTCTGTTCTCAAATCCTCAGCGGTAGTCCGGGCACCAATAAATGACTTGCAATTATTGATGGAGTGAGTTAACATGCTTATAAAGTACCTGCTGCTTGCAGCGCGTGTGTGGGATGGTTGGGATGAATCGAAACATCCGCGTAAGTCTAACGGGCAGTTTAGTGCTGGCGGTAGAACTTCCCAATCACCGCTCAGGCGTGCGGCTGAGGTTGTAAAGCCGAAGCGGAAGAGCAGAAAATCTAGTAAGATTACACCAGCTGAGCGTGAGCGTGTAACTCATGAAATCAGCACATGGTTCCATGGGCGGTTTGATGGTCTGCATAAAAGTTCTATTGCCGTAGGAAATTACGTTTATCTATTTACCATCAATGAGTATGGTGATTATGATATTTATTCTAAAATTTTGCTGAAATGAGGCATATTATGGAAGAACAACTTAGAGAAGCATTAAAAAAAGTCCCTCGCTATTATGAGGATTTTGAGACTGCTGTAGTTTTGCTGTTGGAGGATAACGAGGAAGCCATGCGCGAATTAATAGCGTTTATTGATTCCTCTCCTGAAGCACGAGTTGATGATGTGCTTGACATGGCTGAAGAACTGTCTGATCTTGAGGAGGCTGATGCCGATGAGTGAAAAATCCTCTGGTGGAGCACGTCGTGGCGCAGGTCGTCCGAAACTGCCGCCTGAATTAAAATCAAAACGCAAGCATTACAACTGGTACGTCACGGAAGAAGAGCGTGCGTTCCTGCTGGAGCAGCTTGCTGAATATCGAAAAAATCACTAATGTAAACCTCGAGCTTAATGGCTCGGGGTTTTTCTGTTTCCGGAGGTAATTATGAAAATCATTGATATGCCTATCGGCGATGTGATTCCGTATAAAAACAATCCACGCCGCAACGATGCAGCCGTGAAGCCGGTTATGGAATCACTGAAGGAGTTCGGCTGGAAGCAGCCTATTGTTATCGACAGGAATAATGTTATCGTGTGTGGGCACACGCGTCTGCGTGCTGCTAAACGACTTAAGATGAAGACTGTACCGTGTGTGATGGCGGATGACCTTACGCCGGAGCAGATTAAGGCGTTCCGTCTGGCAGATAATAAAACCGCCGAGTTTGCAAGCTGGGACATGGACATGCTCAACAGCGAACTGCTTGACATCAAAGGTATCGACATGGGCGACTTTGGCTTCGACATGCCGGAGCCTGAACCGGAAGAGGATGCTTTTGATGTGGATGCAGCACACGAGGCCGCCAAGCAGAACACCATCACGACTCCTGGTACTCTTTATCAGCTTGGAAACCATCGCTTATTATGTGGCGATTCAACAAATCGTACTGATGTAGCACGTTTATTGGGGGGGCAAATGGTTGACATGGTCTTTACTGATCCTCCCTACAATGTCGCTTATCAAGGCGGAACGAAAGAAAAGCTCACCATTAAAAACGATTCGATGAGTGAGGCTGAATTCAAAAACTTTTTAGATGCAGTGTTTGATAATTATTTTGCAGCGATGAAGCCCGGCGCATCCTTCTACGTATGCTACGCTAGTCGCAGTGCGGTCGAGTTCCGGCAGGCTATTGTCGATGCCGGTCTGCTGCTGAAGCAGGACCTTGTCTGGTGCAAGAACACATTTACGCTGGGACGGCAGGACTACCAATGGCAGCATGAACCCATCCTTTACGGCTGGAAGCCTGGCGCAAAGCACCGCTTTTTTGGCGGTCGTAAACTGTCGACGGTTATCCCAGACAACTATCCGGTGGAGGTTGGCTACGATGCCGATGGGCATCAGCTCATCCACATCAGCATCGGGCTTAAGACTGTTTGTCTGCGTGCCGACAACGTGGAGGCTGTGGACACGGAAGAGGTCAATAGCGTAATCCATGTTGACAAACCCACGCGCAACGCCGAGCATCCCACCATGAAGCCGATTGCCCTCTGTGCTAAGTGCATCAAGAACAGCTGCCAGCAAGGTGATGCTGTTCTTGATTTGTTTGGCGGCTCTGGCTCCACGCTCATTGCCTGCGAGCAAATCAACCGCCAATGCTACAGCATGGAGCTTGATCCTGTGTACTGCGATGTCATCGTTAAGCGTTGGGAGGCTCTGACCGGCAGGAAGGCCGAGGTAATCGGTGCCGAATCCTGAGAATTTACGCGTACCAAGCTCGAGCGAAGCTCGAAAAAACGGCTCTGCTGGCGGTCGCGCGTCTGGTGAAGCTCGCCGCCGCAAACGTGCTATGCGTGAGGTCCTTGATGACCTGCTGCAGATGCCGCTCAAACGTGGCGAGCTGAAGAATGTTGAGTGCCTGGGTGACCTGATGGGGCCGAACGGTAAGATTAACCTGCTGAACGGTAAAATCAATGTAACCGTGGAGCAGGCCGTGTTGCTTGGTCAGGTCGTGCTTGCTATGCAGGGCAATACCAAGGCGGCGACGTTCCTGCGTGATACTGCAGGGCAGAAAATTCTTAAGGATGCCGAAGAGCAGTCTCAATATGAGGACGATGGCTTTACCGACGCAATCAAGCGCAGTGCAAAGGATGTGTGGAAATAATGGGCATCGTTGGCAGGCTGCGCAGTATTATCAAACCTGTTATCAAGTTCTACGAGTTTAGTAAAAAACAAATGCAAATCTTAACGTGGTGGTGTGAGGATTCTCCCTACCACGATTACAATGGCATTATAGCTGACGGCTCCATCCGCGCTGGTAAAACAGTTGCGATGGCCGTCTCTTTTGTTATTTGGGCTATGGATACCTACGATGGCCAGAACTTTGCTATGTGCGGCAAAACCGTAGGCAGTTTTAGGCGTAACGTCTGGAAATGGCTCAAGCCTGTACTGCTGGTGCGTGGCTATCAGGTGGAAGAATCACGCACGGAAAACCTTATCGTGATAGCTCGCAAGCAAGGCAGCACGATGAAGCTGAATTACTTCTACGTGTTCGGTGGTCGTGACGAATCCTCGCAGGACCTCATCCAAGGCATTACGTTGGCTGGTCTGTTTTGCGATGAGGTCGCGCTCATGCCGGAGTCGTTCGTCAATCAGGCATCCGGCCGCTGCTCTGTGCCGGGCGCTAAGTTGTGGTTCAACTGCAACCCGGACAGCCCGATGCATTGGTTCCTGCTGCGCTGGATTGAGAAGTGCGATGAGAAGCGTTTGCTGCATATTCACTTCTTGATGGACGACAATCCGTCGCTATCCGACGAGGTGCGTGAACGTTACCGGACAATGTATTCCGGTGTGTTCTACCGACGCTTTATTTTAGGCGAGTGGGTAATGGCGCAGGGCGCTATCTACCGTGATGCGTGGAGTGATGAGCTGCTCTTTGGTGATGACCAGCTGGAGTATTTGCTCAAAAATCTGCACATCATGAAGCGCTCTATCACGATTGACTATGGCACCGTGAACCCGATGGTGTATCTAGACGTGCTCGATGATGGGTGCGACCTGTGGATTATCCGCGAGTATTATTGGGACAGCCGCGCCGAGGAAAAGGAGAAAGACAACAGCCAATACGCCGACGACCTGCTTGAGTTCGTTCGTGGCGTGGAGCTGTGGCCGACACATGTGGTCATTGATCCATCTGCAGCAAGCTTTAAAATTGAGCTGCGTAACCGTGGGCTACGTGCGAAGGAGACGGTGGAAACAATCAACGCCGACAATGATGTTATTGAGGGCATCCGTAAAGTGAACACGCTGTTAACCCGTCGCCGCATCCATTTTTATTGTGGTTTAGTGCACACGCTGAAGGAGATGCAGTCCTATTGTTGGGACGACAAGGCTCTGCAGCAGTCTGGCAAGGAGAAGCCTATTAAAGTAGCTGACCATGCGCCTGATGCGGTGCGCTACTATGTATCAACAGTCATCAGGCCAAGGAGGATAGCAAATGTCTAAAAGAAAACGCAGGCGCACCCTGGACAAAGCTCCTGAGCCGCAGCCAATACGCAGCAGGGCGCTCGACGCGTTTAGTAACGTATTGGCTCGTTTGGGCGCTGGCACTCCGAACCTGTTGGAAGGCACGGAGTACAGTCTGCAGCGCATGTCGCGTGATTTTAATACTTTGAATGCTCTCTACCGTGAGAGCTGGATTGTCCGTCGTATCATCGACGTTATCCCGGCGGACATGCTCAAAAACTGGATAACGATTACCAGCGGCCTGGACCCCGATGTAGAGAAGCGGCTCAGTCTTACTCTACGCCGTACTCAACTCATTGACAAGATTAAGCGTGGCATGCAGTGGGGCAGGCTCTACGGTGGCGCGTTAGGCGTGATGCTGGTCAAACACCAAGGCTACGACCTTAGCCAACCGCTGCAGCTTGACTGGATAATGCCTGGCGATTTCGCAGGGCTGCTCATCTTCGACCGCTGGAACGGAGTTAACCCATCCAGCGAGCTTATCGAAGATATTTCTGATCCTGATTACGGTTTTCCCAAATATTATACTGTAACTGATCCTGCCGGTGGTGGCTCCGTGAAGATTCATCATAGCAGGGTAGTTCGCTTTACTGGCAACACGCTACCTTTTTGGGAGGAAATTGCAGAGATGCAGTGGGGTGCATCTGTTGTCGAGTCAATTTTTGATGAGCTACGCAAGCGTGACAATGTGAGCTGGAACATTGCCCAGTTGACCTTCATGGCGAACATCCGCGTGCTAAAGATGCAGGACTTAGGTCAGCTTCTGGCGGCAACGGACAACGAGTCGCAGGCTGAGCTGCTGCGAACGCTGGAAGCGCAGAACATGCTGCTGAACAATATGGGCATGCAGGTTATGGATGCTGCAGATGGTCTGGAAACACACCAGTATACTTTCGGCGGCCTTGCTGACTGCTATCAGCAGTTTATCATGGACATCAGCGGCGCTGCTGAAATTCCGGTGACGCGTCTGTTCGGGCGCTCTCCCTCCGGCCTTAACGCTACGGGTGAGAGTGACCTGCAGAACTACTATGACATGATAGCCGAGAAGCAAGAGTCTTATCTGCGTCCTATCCTGAACAAAGTGCTCCCACCGTTCATTATCTCGACTCTAGGCAGCCTGCCTGACGACTTCGATTTTGAGTTTGACCCGGTTGCAGAGCCTACGGACAAAGAGCGCGCCGACCTTGCCAAGTGTGGCACAGACAATGTTGTAGCTGCCTACAATGCCGGTCTTATCTCTCAGCGCACTGCGTTGAAGGAGCTGAAGCAGCAGAGCGAGCGCACCGGTGTCTGGACGAACATCACCGATGAGGACATCGAGCGTGCGTCCGACTCCGTGGAGCCGCCTGGTGAGATGGGCGGAATGTTTGGCGGCGAAGAACCGATTGAACCACAGGCGTCTGCTTCTGTTAGGCAAGTGAAAAGTGCAGATGCTGCTTTCTGGAGTGAGGCTGATGATTTTAATTCACATCATAGTCCTGAGAATGGACGATTTTGTGAAGCCGATGGTGTTGGCGGTGGGGCTGAAAGAACAAATAACTTGCAAGAAAGCAAAAAGAATGGTACAATCAGCACCAAAGAAACAATAGCTCCAGAATGGTTTATTAAACAGAACAGGCCATTATTGATGAATGCGGAAATTAAGCAGTTGGGACATGTGCGTTGGATAAGTAAACATGTTTTTGACCGTATGTGGGAGCGTGGAATAAATGCGGAAGAAATAAAGGATACCATCAAAAATGGAGAGAGAGCTGTTGATAATCAATACGGAGGTTATATTTACTCTTCAAACGGGATAAAAGTTTGTGTTACTAAGAGTGGAGGCTTAAAAACGGTTATCAATAAGTCTACACAAAATTTTAAAACTTCTCTCGGAGCAATATTTTTGGAGGCTAAAAATGCTAAAAAAACTAATTGAATTCTTTGAGCGAGAAACAGGCGTGACTATTGAAGAAGCGTATAATTTATCGCCAGAAGAACAAGAAGCAATTTTTGACAAAATGGTAGAAATTGAACTTGAAGAACTCAGGGATGTAAATGATGAGAACGCTCCAATAAGTGAGCGTTGTGCTTTAGCTTGTAAATGGCAAGATATCATGAATGGTTCGAAAATTTAAATCCTGAAGCGTAGTTAGAATTTTTCTAGCTACGCTTTTTTGTTGCAAGATAACTTGCAACAATTATGCATGAGAGTTAATATATACACACTAAAAATTACGGAGGTTAGTGTCATGGATAAAACTAAACTTAACCTGGAACGCCTGCGTGCTTATGATGCCGAATGGGAAGAAGATAAGCATCCGCGTGCTGAAAACGGACAGTTTACTTCTGGTAGTGGCAGTGCTGGTGGCGGAACTGAAAGCGGTAGTAAGTACGGCTACAGTCGTTCTGAACAGCATGTTGCCAGTAAAATGGAAGAATGGGGCAATGAGCAAGGAAACATTGCTGCACTTGAAGCTGCCGACGCTTTCCGTGATGCGCGTGAAGATGAAAATGATATGCGTGAAGTCTTGAAATCTGTACGTCAGCATTTAGTCGAAAACGAAGATGACATTCGTGGTTATGATGAAAATCCCAAAAATTTTAACAAGGTTATGGAACAGCTGGATGATATGGAGTCTATGCTTAATGACCAAGACGATTATGAATTTAAGCATGGCGAGATAAAATCTCCACTTCGTCAGGCTGCTGAGACGATTCAGGGCGGCGATGGTAAGAAGGATACTAATTATACTGCCAATGGTCAGCAGACAAAAGCAGATAAAACCATTCGAGAAAATCCTAATTATGTAGGCAACGATGAGGTTTACAAGCTCTTAGGCGGAAAGAATAATGTTGATTATTTTAAATTTATTACGCCAATTTCAGCACGTGGAAATATAAACTCAAAAGACGATATTACGATAGAATATGGTGATGTTTATTATGACGACAAAGGTGAGAGACGTGTGAGCACGAGCACTACTACATTTTATGCTGACAAGATTTTTAAATCATTATGAAAAAATTTAAAATGCCGCGAGTCATTGAACGCTCTTATGCCAGCGCCATTGACCGCCTGATGCAAGGACTGAAGCGTGAGTTATCTCACGTTGCCAGTCCTTTTTTTATTGCTGACATAATGCGTCGGCTGGCTCGTTCGCCGACTTTTATTCGTGCCTGCGACCAAATCGCACGCTCGATGGCCACGCATCTGTTCCGCGACGGGCATAAGACGTGGCGTGCCGCAGCAGCCGAGGGCAGCAAGGGGCGAATCATCCGCACCGCTCTACAGCGCGAGCTTGCCTCGCCACGCGTCGCAAAAGTGTACGAGGGTATAATCAGTCATAATGCTGAATTAATCCGCTCTATGCCGCTCACGCTGGCCGACAGGGTGGCTCATAAGGTTGCTAAAGGTTATGAGCAAGGCTTGCGACCGGAGGCGATGATAGACGATATTCTCAAAGAGTACCCGCACATGACCGAAGCTCATGCAAGGCTTATCGCCCGCACGGAAACGTCTAAAGCCAGCACTGCTCTGACGCAGGTGCGTGCTGCTGAGGCAGGGCTTGATTGGTACGTCTGGCGTACAAGTGAGGACTCTCGTGTGCGTTCTGCTCACTCTCACATGGATGGTGTGATTATCCCTTGGGGCGAAGCTCCGGCGCCGGAGTTGCTCAATCATGAGAAGTCGCAGGGAATTTACCATGCGGGGAACATTTACAATTGCCGCTGCTATCCTGAGCCGCTTATCAGGTTTGACCAGGTGGCGTGGCCAGCTAAGGTGTACCGAAACGGCAAAATCGAGCGCATGGGCATAAAACAATTTAAGAAACTATTACCTGGAGGTGAGCTATGAGCAAGGCATATTTTGGCTCACGAATCTCCGACCACATCCTCAAAACGCCGGAGGGCTTCTTGATCTGTAAGGATGTTCCGATTGCTCGTACCGGTACGCAGCAGTATAGAGGCTGCGAGTTTGGCGGTCCGGTCGCTGACGGCATTTATAATGTGCAGCGCCCTGAAGCTGAGGTTTTTGACCGTGCTGCCGTGGCAAGCTTTGAAGGCAAGCCTGTGTGCGATGAGCATCCGGAGGAAGATGTAACTCCCGATAACTATGGGCGGTACATGAAAGGCGTGTGCCGTGATGTGCGTCGGGGCGATGGCGACTTGAGTAATTGCCTGGTCGCTGATTTAGTTATTTACGATGCTGACCTTATCAATAAGATTGAGGCTGGCAAACGCGAGATATCTTGCGGCTATGACTGCTTGTGGAACCCGACGAGTGACTCCAGCTATGACCAGCTGGAAATCCGCGGTAACCATGTAGCGGTTGTTGATAGAGGCAGAGCGGGGCACAAGGTGGCAATCCGTGACACTGCCGACGATAAAAAAGGAGGTAAAAAAATGTCTAAATCTTTGATTGGACGTATCCTGCGAGCGCTGGCTCGCGACGAATCTACTACACCTGAGGACATGGAGGCTGCTGCAAAGCTTGCAGGTAGCTCTGACGCTGAGCCGCGTCCTCAGCCTGCACCAGCTCCTGCTCAGGCGGCTCCCTCAACACCAGCGCCTGCAGTTCCAGCAGCTCCAGCTCCCGCAACACCTGCAACACCTGCGCCTGCTGCTGTGCCGCAGCCTGAAAATAAACCTGCAGCAATGGATGAGGCTACTGAGGCGCGCTTTAAGAAAATTGAGGACGCACTGGAAGCTATCAGCTCTAAGCTGAATCCTGCGCAGCCTGCTGCTGAGCCTAAAAAGGACGCTCTTGATGCTCTGGAGGAAGAGCTCCAAAACAAAGCACCCGCTGCTGCTCCTGCCGGGGACGAGGATGATGTAATCGAGCCGCCGGAAGATATTAATGCGCAGGATGCAGCGCCGGAGGAAGATGTCGAGGGCGAGTGTGCACCTGATGCTAAAGAAGCACGTGACGCAGCTATGGCTTTAATTAAAAACTTGAAGCCTGCTGTTGCAGCTATCCCCAATGAGGCACAGCGCAAACGTGCGGCTGACTCTCTGGCTATCCTCATCAAAGGCTCTATGCAGCAGGATGCTCAATATGGCAAGCTGATGCAGATGCGTCGCCGTTCCGCTGCACAAGACAGCAAGCCTGATGATTACGCTCTGGGACGTGAAATTGCAAAAAAATATAATCCCCATTATAAAAATCGTTAAGGAGGCAAAACAATATGAGTGGTAAAGCAATTGGTATCTCTATGAATTTTGGCTATCCCGGTAACTACGCCCGCACTCCGGACGATATCGTGGCCAGCCGTCTGTTAAACGAGGAAAGCGAAGCTATCCCTTTTGGTGCCGCTGTCTGCATTAAAGATGACAACACTTACACTGCTGTTGGCGCTGCAACTACTGCTGCTGATGTCGCTGGCATTGCGCTGCGTGTTGTTAAGCAGGCAGTATCTTATGCAGAGCAAAATAAAACCGAATATCAGCCCGGTCAGTATATGTCTGTCCTGGAACGCGGCGCTGCTACTGTTGTATGTAATGTTGGCACTCCGAAAGCTAACGGTAAAGTTTACGTGCGCGTTAAAGCTAATACTTCTATCGCTAACGGCGTTGTTGGCGGCTTTGAAGCTGCAGCTGACAGCACTAACACCATTGAAATTCCGAATATGCGCTGGACTAGCGGCGCAATAGATGCGAATCGTGTCTGCGAGGTTACTCTGCTGACTCGTGCTTCTGCGTAATATAAGGAGGTATAAATAATATGGCAACTGGAAAATTTGGCTTTTATAGCCCGGACGCTGGTATGCGTAATCTGGGTAATCTTGCCATGCAGAATGGTGGTCGTAAAAGATTCCGCGGCTCTGCATGGGATGCTGCTGCCAGCTCTGGCATGGCGTATATTACAGGCGAACTTGAAAAGGTTGATCCTAAGCTGCGCGAACCTCTGACCAGCGTAACCTGGCAGCGCGATATTGTCGCTAAGACTGGCGGCGGCTGGGTAGAGTTTACTTCTACTTTTGATGTTGATTACGCTACTTCCGGTGCAAACGCTAACAGTATCACTGCTCCCGGTGCTACTACAATCCCTGTAATGCAGGTCAACACCAGCAAGAACATGTTCAAGGTATCCACCTGGATGCACGCTATGCAGGTACCGTTTATTGACCAGGCAAAAATGAAGCAGATTGGCCGTAATCTGGAAGATTTGCTGGATAAGGGCGTTAAACTTAACTACAACAAAACTCTTGACCTCAATGTATACAACGGCTTTAAAGAGGCGGGTACTACCGGTCTGTTGAATGATCCGAATGTTGTTACCTACACTGTGGGTAATGGCAAGGCTGGCACTGCTACATGGAATACTAAAACCGCAGATGAGATCCTGCATGACATCAACAATGCGCTGGTGGATGCGTGGGCTGCATCCGAGTACGACATGAAAGGCATGCCGAATCATATTCTGATTCCGCCGAAGCAGTATGCTTACATCACCATGCAGAAGGTTTCCGAAGCCGGCAACATCTCCATTATGGAGTATTTGATGCAAAACAATATTGCTAAAGAGCAGGGCGGCTCTATCACCATTGAGCCTTGCCGTTGGTGCATTAAGGCCGGCACTGGTCAAAAAGACCTCATGATGGTTTACGTCAACGACGAGGATATGGTCAATTTTGATTTGACTGTGCCTATCACCCGCGCGTATACTCAACCGTCTGTTGAGCGTGCCGCCATCCTGACTTTGTTTGCAGCGCAAATCGGCCAGGTTAAATTTATGTATTATCAACCTGTCGCATACCACATCGGTATCTGATTAGGCAATATTCTAGCCAGGCGTTTATCGTCTGGCTTTTTTATTTGAGGAGGACAATCAATGGTTATTTTAACTAAAAAACGCTTTGGCTTTGTGAAGCAGGACGGTACTGAACGCATTGATGCGGAACGCTTTTTGACTAAGGGTGGAATGGAAATTGAGGATGCTCCCGATTGGATTGCAACTGATCCGCTGTATGCGCTGGCTGTTGAGTTTGGCGACCTTGTGCCGGTCAATGGTAAAACTCCGAAGGCTGAGGCAGAAGCTGTTGCCAAAGCCAAGCAAAGCAAAGCGGAGGATAAAAGCGAATAAGGAGGTGCATTATGTACCATCCGTTGATTGCTCAGGCGAGCAATATCAAAACGCAGGAGAATCCTCCCTACACCAAGGAGGACTTCCTGGCATTCTATCCACAGTTTGCTGAGCCACTGCCGGAAATAGTGCTGGACAGCTTTGTAGAGCTTGGTCAGGCGTGTGTAAGCGAGCAGCGCTATGGCAAGATGTGGAGGATGGCCATCGGACTGTTCATCGCCCATATGTGCACTCTTTACATGCAGTCTGCTGCAGACCCGGGTGCACCTGCTGCAGATATCCTTGCTGCAGCTCAGGCAGCTGGCGTTATTACGAGTGAGTCTGCTGATGGTGTGTCCTATTCCATGGATACGTCAGCGCTTTCACAGGACCTTGCAGGTTGGACTGCGTTTAGACTGACTGCTTATGGCGTGCAGTTTGCCACTCTGGCGCGTTTTGCTGGCAAGGGAGGCATGTATGTATGGTAAGTGTAAAAACTTCCCATAGAACGGTCAGCGGCGGCCTACAGGGGCTTATGGACAGAGTACAAGCTTTGAACCGTGTTAATAAGCTCTACGTTGGTATCCCACAGGAGAAAACTTCTCGTGGCGATGAGCCTATCAATAATGCGAGCCTGCTGTACATCCATACTCATGGCATCCGGCGTAGGTCCATGCGTGAGGAAATGCAGGGCTACATGGATCAGGGTATGAAGTACAGTCTTGCCTATCAGCTCTACGTCCAGACACACGGTTCGCCGCTATGGCACGCTCCGCCACGTCCTGTTATTGAACCTGCCATCGCCAAGCACCACCGTGAGATTGCAGAAGAATATGCTAAGTCTGTAAAGGCTGCTATGACTGGCGATGGAAGCAGGGCTGATGCTTTTATCAAACGCACGGGCCTGCTGGCGCAGAACATCTGCCGCAAATGGTTCACGGATGCCGAGAATGGCTGGCCGCCTAACTCCCCGAAAACCATAGATAAAAAGACCAAAGGCAAGGGCGGCAAAACCAATCCGCTTATTGATACCGGTGCCTTGCGTAAGGCTATTGTTTATGTGGTAAGGAGTGATTGACGTGGTTAATGTTGGCAGAGTGGTGCGCAGCAAGCGTTTAGGCTGCCAGCGCATTACTGTCAAACGCTACGCTGCAAGCTGGCACGATGGAGCTTATGGCCGAGATACAGACAATCCTATTGTGCTGCAGGTGGCGGCGATTGTTACTGTTGCCCAGCCTAAAGATTTGCAGTTATTGCCCGAAGGTGACCGCGTAACCGGGGCAATGAAATTTTTGACGAACGTGGAGCTGCACGCGACCAATGGTGAAGCTATCAGCGATGAGCTTGAATGGCGCGGAGCACGCTACAAAATCCTCACTGTTACGCCTGATATTGATTATGGATTTTACCGCTCTATCGGGACAAGATTGGACGGTGATGGCGTTGGTTAAAAATATTGCTGAATTTGAATCTTTAATGTGGGCAGAGTTGATGGACATCCTCGGGCATGATGCTAAGACAATACCGCCGCCTGTACGCCGCTCCTGGCCAACGGACGGAGGTCCTGACTGGAAACTTACGGATAACGTGGTTTTTATGCAGTGCACTGAGGCGGCCGAGGACATCATGCAGCCGATTGATGAGCGCTGGCAGTCTGAAGGACGTGATTTTTTTCGTGAGAGTGCAAGTACACGTACCATCCAGCTACGCCTGAATGCTTATGGTCCTGCCTGCTATGAATCGCTGCTTAAGCTACGCCTTGAACTGCTGCGTGGCCGTCCGAAGCTCAAAAAACAAAAAATCTATATTATTCCCGGCAAGGATTCCATCCAATATGCGCCTGAATTATTCCAGGGACGGTGGTGGAAGCGTGCCGATTTGACTTTATATTTTAATGTGCTGATCAGCGTTGAATCTATCGTGAAAGCGATTGAAGAAGTCAACGTTACGATTAAAGCAAACGAGCCTGGTACGAGTGATGTTATCCTTGAGCCAGGCGAAATTATTATTAAGAAAGGGTGATTTAGTTGGCTTATAAATTGGACTTATCTCCGATTGTCGACGTGGTTATCAACCTGTCTGCTAAGGCTGCAGCTCGTAAAGGCTTTAATCTTGGCCTGATTATTGGCAAGTCTGAGGTTATCCCGGCGAATGAAAGGGTTCGTGTTTATACCAGTGCATCTCAGATGCTGACTGACGGTTTTGTGGAAACGTCTGCAGAATATAAGGCTGCTTTATTGTATTTTGCAGCTACGACCAGCCCTCGTAAGCTGGCAGTGGGTGTAAAGCTGGTAGGGGACGAGAATTTAACCGCTACGCTGGAGGCTTGCCGTGCTGCTAACTCTCAGTGGTGGCCGTTTACTTATCTGGGTGCAGAAGATGTTGATATCAAAGACTGTGCAGCTTGGTGCGAGACCGCTGTACCTGACAGCGTCTACATGTATACGACTGCTGATAAAAGCGTACTTGACGCATCTGGCGATGCAAAGAGCATTTTTAAGGCTTTGCAGGATAAAAACTACCGTCGCAGCTTTGGTCAGTATTGTGGTGACACGGATACTCCCGATGCTGTTGCAGCTACTATGGGCTACGCGATGGGCGCTAACCGTGGTCTTGCCGGTGATGCGTTTACGCTGGCGTATAAAACTTTGCCCGGCGTAAAAACAGATGACCTGTCTGAATCTCAGGTAACTCATGTGTGTGGCAATGCTGAATCTGCAGGCCATAATGGTAATGTATACATTAACCGTGGTGAGGAATATGATATTCTGCAGCAGGGATATATGGCTGATGGTACGAGCTTTGATGAGCTACTGTATCTTGATATGCTCAAAAACGATATTACGCTTAATGTCATGGACCTGCTTTACCAGCGCCGCAAATTGCCGCAGACTGAAGCTGGTGTTACAAGCATTATTAATGTTATCAATGATGCTTGCCGTAAATATGTGAAGTTGGGCTTTATCGCTCCGGGCAAATGGAACGGTGCCGAGTGCTTGAATCTGCAGACAGGTGATTACCTGCCTGATGGCTATCTGGTGCAGAGCGAGCCTCTTGACGAACAGTCTCAGGCTGACCGTGACAAGCGCAAGGCTCCACCGATTTATGTCTGCTGCAAACTGGCTGGTTCTATTGAATTTATTACCATCCAGGTTAATGTTAACCGCTAAGGAGGCTATCTGAATGGAATTAACTACTTACAGTTTTGCTGATTTGGCTGGCTCTATTAATCATCCGACGTTTGGCTCGTATCTTTTTGATGGTACTGGTGTAGGCTCTGTGACAGTATCTAAGGCCACAGACCGCACTGCTCATGATATTGCTGCAGATGGCTCAGTAATGGTATCTAAGATTGCGGGCAATAATGGCACCGTAACCATTGAATGTCAACAGACCTCTGCTATCCATAAATGGCTGAGCGCCTGGTTTAATGCGTTGTGGCAGCTGCCTACAAGTGAATGGGCAAGCACCAGCATGACGCTGCGTAATACCGCGACAGGTACACGCCATATTATCTCCGGCATCTCGCCGCAGAAGGAACCGGACACTCCCTATCAGAGCCAAGGCCAGCGAGTGTCTTGGACGCTGATGTGTGCTGAGATTACTAATCTGCCGATTTGACGATGGAGGTCTGAATTATGCTTAAACAAAAAACACAAGTTGTGGAGGTGGCTGGCAAATCCTACCAGCTCACTAAGATGGACGCTCGCACAGGCAGCTATGTCGCTTTTAAGGTTGCGGGTGTGCTGGCTCCCTCGGGCGGTAAAGCAGCCGAGATGGCTGCTGCCCTCATGGGCATGCCGCGCAAGGATTTTGACGAGCTGCAATCTTTGCTGCTGCGCACTGTTAATCGTTTGATTGATAACGGTAATGGTCAGCAGCTCCCCGAACCTGTCCTGACAGCTAAGGGTGATTTTGTTGATGAGGCTTTGGCGTATGATGCTGCCAGCGTTATCCAGCTGACTGTCCATGCGCTTATCTTCAACGTCGGAGGTTTTTTCGCCGCAGCCGGGTTGAATCTCCCGGCAGAATTGACGGGACAACCTACGAGCCGATGAGTTATCCGACGCTTGATGCTTTCGCCTTTGCTCCTGTTGTTGCAGGGTTTTGGCGGCAGCACGAGCTGAGTGATGGCACGTATGATTTTGATGATTTGCTGGACGCTCACGAACTGTTGGCGGTCAAGGCAGAAAACGCACGGCGGATGCAGGAAGCCATGAGAAAGGAGTAGGCTGATGAGCAATATCTTAGAAGAATATCTTGTGCGCATTGGCGCGGAAGTCGACAAGGACGCTTTTGCCGGAGCTGCGCAAGCTATCAGCAAGTTATCCGGTATGCTCGGGAAGCTGGGTACTATCCTTAAATATGGCGGTATTTTTGTAGGCCTTGCTAAAGTTACGGAAGCTGTCATTGATAACATCAAGGCTGTGGCCAGCGCCGATTTGGAATACCAAAAGCTGGCGCAATCAATGTGGGTGACAAAAGACACAGCTAAAACCTTGAGTGTGGTCCTGAAGACCATGGGCGCTTCGCAGGAAGATGTGGCATGGGTGCCGGAGCTGCGTGAGCAGTTTTTCCGTCTGCGTCAGGAGATGGCAGAGCTGTCTACTCCTGCAGATGCTGACGGACAGTTAGCCTGGATCCGTGAGATTGGTTATGACGTGCAGTCTTTGCAGCTCAAATTAAAAATGTTTAAGGAATGGGTGGTCTATTACCTTATCAAAGAGCTGCAGCCCTACATCAAAGAATTTCAGGAATTTATCCGCTGGCTCAATGATAAATTTGGCAAGAGCTTGCCTGCGCTGGCACGTAAGGTAGCCAGCGTGCTGGCGAGTGTTGTGCGTGTAGCAATGTCGCTGGTTAAGGCTCTCAAATGGGTATTTGAAGGCATTTATAATTTTATTGACGCGCTGCCGAGTAAAACAAAGGCTTTAGTAGCTGTATTTGCTGTTGTCGGTGCTGCCATCATGGCAGGGCCGTTTGGCTTGATGATGATGGCCATCGGCACTGCACTCATCATGCTGGAGGACTTCTTTGGTTATCTTGAGGGACGCGAGAGCAGCAATACCTTAAAGCCGCTCTGGAAATGGCTTACTGATGAGAACAATCCTTTGCATCGCATAATCACAAAGATTGGTGAAGGCATTGCGTTTATCCTTGAGAAGCTTACGGAGCTGTTTGAAAAAGTCTTTACGGAAGAGCGGCAGGAGAAGCTTAAGGAAATCGTAGCGAATATTGCTAAGAGTGTTGCCGATATTGCTGAAGGCTTGGCAACGATTGTTGAAAAGATTTGCGGTGAGAAGTATCCTGTAGTGAAGAAATTCTGGGACTTCTTCCTGACATCTGTCGGTAAAGTTGTAGATAAGGTACTCACACTGGAAAATAGGCTGGCACATCTATGGATGGCTTTGGGTAAAGCTATTAAGGGCGATTTCAAGGGTGCACGTGAAGAATTTATCAATGCTATTACTGAAGAAAATGCAACAGGTGAGCGTTCTAAATATATCCAGAAAAAGCTTATATCAATGGGATTTACTGCTTCTGCTGCCGCTGGCGTTGTAGGCAATCTTGTTCAGGAATCCGGTTTGCGCACTGATGCTATCGGTGATAATGGCACATCTGGCGGGTTAGCTCAATGGCATAATGAACGCTTAGATGCTCTTAAGCGTTTTGCTGCTGCGCGTGGTAAAGAGTGGACCGACCTTGACACGCAGATTGAATTCTTGGCAGAAGAAATGCGCACGTCCTACGCTGATACTTATGCTAAAATGCAAAGCGCTGAATTGCCGGAGATAGCAGGGCAAATTATGACGGACGAATATGAAATCCCTGATCCTGCATCTGCTAATTATTCTCAGCGTCGAGCTAACGCTCGTGCTGCCTATGAAGCTATGCAGTCTGGCAACAAACAAGCGGATGATTATCACGGTGGCGGTGGAGGCGGGTATGACAGCCTTGTTGCTCCTACGAGCTATGCTGCAGGTTTTGTTGCAGGTGGTACTGCCGGTCTTATGCCAATGGCGAACAGTACGGCAAATTATAACGGTGGAGTTGTAAATGTTGGCGGCATTGTGGTTAACTGTGGCAATGTCAGTGATCCGCAAGGTGTGGCTAAGGCTGTAGAAGGAACAATGGAAGATTTTGCCCAGCGTCTGGCAGCGCATAACGGAGGGACGGTGTTTGTATGAGCTTAATGGGTACAATGAACACTTTAAATGGTATCTGGGGCGCTAATAATCTGGTTGCTAAGCTCACGGGCAATAAATCATTTAAGACTAATGATGGTTATAGTCCATCTGTTTGGGGCAGTGGCCTAGGCTTGCAGCAGTTGCTGATGGTCAAAACGAACATCGACGGTTATTTTTTTGACGCTGTTTTTAGCGTCGATACCGAACACAGCTTGACGGTTACCCAGCATCCTGTGCAGACTGGCGCAAATATCAGTGACCATGCTTTTGTAAATCCTATCCGTATGACGATGCAGATTGGCGTATCTGATGCCATGGCTTATCGTGTTGGTGCTAATTATGGTGGGGATGGCGGCACAAAATCTGTACAGGCCTATCGCTTGCTCTGCAAGCTGCAGGAACTGCGTATACCCATGCAGGTTGTTACGCGTCTGAACACGTACCAGAATATGCTTATTGAGAGCATTGATGTGAGCGATGATGTGTCGACGCTATGCGCGCTCAAAGCTACTGTGAATCTTGTGCAGGTGCTGGTGGTTAATGTTGGCACAGAGAAAGTATCAGCGCGTCAGTGGACTACAGGTGCACAGAGCAAATCGCAGGAAGTGCAGCCTAAAGACAACAGCACGATTTTGCGCAAAGTAGAAAAGGGCACAGGTCTGGAGGTGAAGTGGTAATGAGCTATTATGAAATACCATTGACTACCACGCCTTTCGACCAGAAGACTTTTAAGCTGACGCTGGATGGCGAGCGTAACATCAACATCCTGCTGAAGCTGCGCTATTATGATTTGTATGAGTTATGGGTGGCTGATGTCTGCGACAATAGCACAGGCGAAGAGTTGATTACAGGCATGCCATTGGTGCCTGGTATTGATTTGCTGGGGCAGTACGCGTACTTAAACATTGGCAGTGCCCAAATCGTAGCTGTTGGTCCTACCACGCAGGAGCAGCCTGATAATGAGACATTAGGCTCAGCCTGGGTACTATTGTGGGGTGATGGCTCATGAGTAGTTATCTGTGGATGAGAAAGTGGAAAATCCTTGTTGTGGATGATCAGGACAAGGAGGCCCTGAATGTTTCTAATCTGCATGTGAAGTTTACTGTCAAAAAGTCGCGGGAAATAAACAACTATTCTACCGTGGAAATTTACAATCTTACTGCAGCAACCGAACAGAAAATCCTTAAGGAAGGCGACCGTATCATCATTGAGGCTGGCTATGAAGGCTATCTGACTACATCTGCAGATGGCTCCGTTCAGGAAGCAAAGGATGCTGAAGGCAATACACAGGAGAAGCAGTACGGAGTTATCTTTGACGGTAAAATTATTTATCCATCCCGGCGCAAGGAGAATAATACGGACTACGTGCTGTCGCTCCTATGCGTAGACGGAGCTAATGTCCTTGGTAAAAATTTTATTGCAAAAACCTTAAACAAGGGCGTTAATCAACGTCAGATTTTGGATGCGGTCTGCGAAAAGTCAAAAACCAAAATACCTACTAATAGTATTACTCAGGGCCTATCCGGGCAAAAGCTGCCGCGGGGTAAGGTTATTTTTGGCGAACCTAAAGATTATATTTCTGATATTGCCCGCGGTAACGGTGCGAGCTATTGGGTGAATGATGGCAAGCTGAACATGATAAAGCTTGCCGACGTTGCAAAGGATGAAGCCATTGTGCAAACACCTACGACCGGTCTTGTCGGGATGCCGACGCAGACGCAGTATGGCGCAAATTTTAAGCTGCTGCTGAATCCTGCTGTACATATGTGGTCTTTGGTGCAATTAAAAAACAGCGAGATTGCGGAAGCACAGGTTACTCCAGGTCAGGCGCAGATGCCGCTTGATGAAGAGTGGATTTATCAGGTCATTGAATTGACGCATACTGGTGATACGATGGGTAACGATTGGTATACGTCATGTACGGCTGTATCGCGCTATGGTAAGGGCGTTCTGCCTGCTCTCATGGCCAACAATTCGCAGAATCCAAACGGAGTGTGATTTTATGATTGATTTGAATTTGCGCACGCCGAACGTCGAACGTCAGGGCGAACTTGACGCTCGTGCCGCTGCAATCAAGACGCGCGTGTGCATGCCTGGCATTATCCAAAGCTTTGACGCGGCCGCTCAGACTGTTACTGTGCAACCAGCGCTGCGAGAAAAAATGCTTGCAGACGGTGATGAATCATGGATAGATATCCCCTTGCTGGTTGATGTGCCTATCGTCGTGCCACGTGCTGGCGGTTATGCACTGACGCTGCCTATACAGGCAGGTGATGAGTGCCTTGTGGTATTTGGCGATATGTGCATGGATGGCTGGTGGCAGAGCGGGGGAGTGCAGAATCAAGTTGAATGTCGCAGGCATGACCTGTCTGATGGCTTTGCTATTATCGGCGTGTGGTCGCAGCCTAGAGTAATCCCCGGCTACAGCACAGGCTCTGCTCAGCTACGCAATGATGCGGGCAGTGCTTACGTAGAGCTTGCTGGAGACACGATTAACATCGTGGGCGGTACGGTAAACATTAAAGCAGGGCGGGTGAACATCAATGAGTAATGCAACGCGTTTAGGCGATTTGGATACCGGTCATGATGCCTGTGCTCCGACAGCACTCGTATCGGCCAGCCCTAACGTATATATCAACGGCCGCGCTGCAGGCCGTGTGGGGGACAGCTATGCACCTCACGGCTGTATCAATCACCCGTCGCATAGCGGTACGATTGCCAGCGGCTCAGCATCTGTGTTTATCAACGGCAAGGCTGCCGGGCGCGTTGGTGATCCCGTGAGCTGTGGCGGCACTGTAGCTGAAGGCAGCAGCAATGTGTTTATTGGAGGCTGATATGCAGGTTAGACGTTTGGACGACAATTGGGACTTTTGCTTTGGTCGTGGCCCTCAAAATTACATCAGCGGCGTCGAAGCTGTCGGGCAGGCGATAAAGCAGCGCCTGCTCCTGCTCTATGCCGAATGGTGGGAAGACTTAAAAGATGGGCTGCCGTTGTGGGAGCAAATCTTAGGCACTTCAGGCAGCGAAGAGAACAGGCAGGCCGTTGACATTATTATCCGTGACCGTATAAGCGGCACGGAAGGCGTGCAGTCTGTCACGTCTTTTGAATCAAGCTATGAACGCAGACATTATAAATTCACGGCGACCGTAGAGACTATCTATGGCTCGTTGACTATTAGTAGTGAGGAGGTGCAGATGTGACGTATTTTAAGCCTTATGTTGATAGTACGGGACTGCATATCCCTACCTACAACGATATTTTAGAGGATATGATTGCTGCAATGAAGCAAATCTACGGCGATGATATCTATCTGGACAACAGCTCGCCTGATTATCAGCTGCTGTCCATTTTTGCTCTCAAGCAAAGCGATACGCTGCAGGCTCTCGCGTATGCGTATAATGCACGGTCACCTGAAACGGCTATTGGCACGTCACTGGACAGCGTGGTAAAGCTGAACGGCATTAAGCGCAAGGCTGCAGGGCACAGCACCTGCCAAGTAAAGATTACCGGCAGCCCGTTTACGCAGATAACCAATGGTGCAGTAAAAGACCGCGCGGGGCTGACATGGGATTTACCGGCAAACGTAGTAATCGACTCCAATGGCACGGCTTACACTGTAGCTACATGCCGCACTGCAGGCGCTGTGAGCGCGCTGGCGGGCGATATAGCGCAGATTGAGACGCCGACCTATGGATGGATAGCTGTTATCAACGAAGTGAGCGCTGTGCTGGGCAACACGCAGGAAACCGACGCGCAGCTCCGCCAAAGGCAGGCAATCAGTACGGCCAATCCGTCGCAGACCATGCTAGCTGGCACCAAGGGCGCTATTGCAGCGCTTCCGGATGTGTCTCGCTATGCTGTTTACGAGAACGACACCAACGTCGGGACTGTAACCGAGGATAATCCACACGGTTTGCCAGCACACTCTGTAACCTGTGTGGTTGAGGGTGGCACGGACGAGGACGTGGCTGAGGCGATATACCTGCATAAAGGCATCGGCTGTTATACAAACGGTGATGTGGAGGTGCAGTATACTGACCAGAACGATTATATCAATACCATCAGATTTTACCGGCCGGAGTATAAAACTATCTACGTCAAATGCACGCTGAAGAAGTATGTCGGCTATATGTCCAGCATCCAAGCTAACGTCAAGAGTGCGATATATGACTATTTGGCCGCGCTGACGATTGGTAGTGATGTGTCCGCTTCGGTGCTAGCAAACATTATTACTGACTGCAATCCGTCTTTGACTAAGCCCATATTTGGTATAAAAGAGCTGAAATTGGGGCTTGCCGCAGACGCGATGGGTGTTGCTGACATTGCAATCGGTTACAAGGAAATTCCGGAGCCGGTATACGATGCCATTGAGGTACAGGTCGATGCTTGATTTAACATATTATAAACGGCTGATCACGAGCGAGTATCGCCGCAGCGCTAACTTTACGGCTATGGTTGAGAAACTGCTCAGTTATGGTCTTGATTTGGACAGCAGCGCCACCGATTTGATTACGGCGTTCGAGGCTGATTATGCGACGACCGCACAGCTCGACATTCTCGGCGCTATCGTCGGAGTAAGCAGGCAGCTCAGCTTTGAGCCGTCCGTTGCTGCTACAGGCGACATTGTGTGCCCGTCTCCAACGGAAATTGCCAGCGGCACGGAGTATCTAACAATCAATACTCCGGAGCCGCAGAACATGGTAAGCGTCAGCTTTATTTCCGGCTTTCCTCCGGGGGAAATGAACGACAGCAACAGCATGATGGATGATGATCTGTTTCGACTGCTAATCAAAGCGCGTATTATCCAAAATGCGTGGAAGGGCACTATAACAGAGCTATATGAGCTGTGGGAATCGGTTATGGGCAAAGATAAGCATTTATCTATTGAAGATTTGCAGGATATGTCGTTCAACATCGTCCTGCAGGGCGATTATACTGCGCTGGAGCGCGAGCTGATTATCCACGCATATATCATTCCGAAGCCGGAGGGCGTACGCATCAACGTGCTGACATTCGTATCGACGGACGGCCTGCCACTGTTCTCCTATGATTACAACACTATGCGTTACAGTGGTTACAATAGCCATTGGGCTGTAGAAGGGAGCGAGCTAATAAATGGCGAGAAGTAATTTTAAGGTTTTTGCTGAGGCCGTGGACAGCAGCAAGGTTGTATCCGATGCTGAGTACGCTGTCAACACTCAGCGCATCGGCGGCGTTGTTCCGGGGCTGGCGGCGGCTGACCTGCACAACAAGCTGTATAAACAGGCTACGATTATGGCTGCCGCTATGGCGCAGGTCCTTGTCGAGCAGGGGCAGGATGCTTTGGACAGCGATTACGCAGGCCTTGTGGCATCAATCAAAAAAACATTCCTGCTGTCGCTTAACGGCGAGAAACCGGATGCTAAAGGCAATCTGCAGAAACATTTTGTATATAGTGTTGAGGGGAAAAAACCGGATAGCAGCGGCAATGTGTCTTTGAATATTGATTATCTCAACGCGATGAGCTTTGTCGGCTCTGTGGTAATCACCCGAGATAACATCAATCCCGGCACAAGACTTGGCGGCACGTGGCAGCTTCTGCAGAGCGGCCGCTATGTCCGTACTGCCGGTGCAGGTTATCCCGGCGGAACGATGGGCGGCAGTGATGGCTTTACACTGGGTGTAAATAATATGCCTGCACATAGCCATGAAGCTACAATTTATGGTGCTGGTAATCATAAGCATGATATTTATGTCAGCAATTGGCAAACACACGGCGGCAGTGGTGGTGCAGGATATCAAGCTCATGAGCGCCGCTGGGGCGCAACTGAAGAGGCTGGAAATCACTCGCATCAAATAACCATCAAATCTACCGGCAACGGAGAAAAGGTAACCTTCGAGCCGTCTTATCTGTGTTTATATTTTTGGGTGCGTACTGCGTGAGGTGAAGTAAATAATGAGTAATGCAAGAATACAGTTTAGCACAGCGTCCGAGGAAAAATGGCTGCAGGTGAATCCTGTGTTGCGTGAGGGCGAGCTGGTCATCGCACGCAAGGCGAACGGCAAGCGCAAGCTCGTGGTCGGCAAGCCCGGCGGTTCCTCGTACGCAAACTCCGAGGTGGTATGGGATGCTGAGCAGGCTGAAACATATATGAATACCACCAAGGATTTAAGCGAGAATGTTAACGTCTTTGTGCCGCACATTGATTCTAGCGGCATTTTGACTTGGACGAACAAAGCCGGCCTTGATAACCCGAGCCCGATAACCATTAAAGGCATCAAAGGTGACCCCGGCGAAAAGGGCGAGCCAGGGCAACGTGGCGAACAGGGCGCACAAGGCATCCAAGGACCGCGTGGCATCCAAGGTGAACAGGGCGAGCGAGGAGCACAAGGTTTGCAAGGTCCAGCAGGTAATGCAGCTACAATTACCATAGGCAACGTTACGACAAGTGCTCCCGGCACATCGGCTAGTGTCACCAATCGCGGCACATCGTCTGCTGCCGTGCTTGATTTTGTGTTGCCTAAAGGCAAGGATGGTGCTGATGGTGGTGTAACGGTTGATGAAGAACTATCAAGCACAAGCACTAACCCGGTACAAAATAAAGTTATCTATAATGCGTTGCTGGATAAAGTTGGAACGGAAGATATTTTTAATGGGTTTGCTTTAAGAAGTCCAACAGCTTCAATCATGTGGCGTTTAGGCTCACAGTCATTAGGTACGCTTACTGCAACTAATTATACAGGTACTGCATTACGTGCAACACAAGATGGTGCAGGTAACGTAATCACTGATACGTATACTAAGAAGGTTGATTTTGATAAGACTATTAGCGAGTTAGGTGTAGCTTTCCAACAAAAAGCTGATAAGAGTGATTTAGCTGATGTTGCGACTAGTGGTAAATATACTGATTTATTAAATAGACCTACTTACGTTGTGCAGTCCGTAAACAATATTAAACCAGACAGTGATGGCAACGTATCTATAAGCGTGGAAGGTGGTGGTTCTGATATTACTGTGGACGCAGAACTGTCTGATGCTTCCATTAATCCGGTTCAAAACAAAGTAGTAAAAGCAGCACTTGATAACAAACTAAACACTACTGACACTGCTGCTGCTGCTAACAAATTAGTAGCATCTACCGTAACTGCTGTTAATGTAGGTCGCCCTCTTGTCTTTTTCTCTAATGATTCTGGGGGCACATGGCTGGAAGCTCGTTATGATATTAATTTTAAATACAACACAGTAACTAAAGATTTAACTGTTGGTAAAATTAATGGCGTTGATGTTACGGCAATAGATACCACCTACGCTAAGAAAACTGATATTAGCGGTATGGTTAAGTCTGTCAATGGTGTATCGCCTGATACCAATGGTAACGTAACTATTGAAGTCAGTGGTGGTGGTTCTTCTGTTACTGTTGATACTACTTTGTCCTCTTCCTCTACTAATGCTATTGCTAATAAGGCTGTGTATAATGCACTTTTAGGTAAAGCTGGAACTGACATTTTTTCCGGCTTTTCTTTAATGGGTGCTGGTGCTACAATAAATTGGCGACAAGGTTCACAGCTAATAGGGTCAATCAGTGCTACAAATTATACCGGCACAGCTAATGCAGCAACACATGATGATGCTGGTAATACAATTTCAACCACTTATGTTAAAAGCGTAAACAACACTAAACCCGATTCAAAAGGTAATGTAACTATTACTGTTGGTGGTGGTGTAAGTACATCTGAAGCAAATGACTGGCCTGTTCAACAGTATTTTTATATGGCTAAGTTCCAATTAGAAAAATATGATACAAGTTATGCTAGTGGAACTACTATGAACCCTACTGCTGTTACATCTATATATAATGCAACAGGCAATCTTACTTTAGATTTAACGAATTTAACCTCTCTATTAAGTGCAGGAGAATCAATAGTATTTACTGCCTACATTACATCTACTGCTGATTATGCTCTTACTATAACTAATGGGGGCACGTTAAAATATATAGGTAGTCCATCTGATTTAGCGATTACGAGCGCAGGTTTATTACTTAATATCTTTATAGCATTAGATAATAGTGGTAACAAAACAAGCATCGTACAAGCATCTAAGTTATCATAAAGGTGATGTAATATGGGACTTAATCGTTTATTTATGGTAAAACATGCTGAAAGTGGTGCAGTTGATGAGAATGTTTTTATTATGACTATGGGACAGCAAGGTAGTCAATATGGGTATAGTCGCAACAATGGCAACTATGGCGAGGTTACAGGTAATGTTACGCATGATGGTAGAGCAGTTACTCTTGTTATGCTGTCTTATTATGGTGGATGGCTTGACGTTGCCTTTAAAGAAGAGGGTGTGACGGGGGGCAGCCGTAATATTAGTCTTAACATCACTCCACTTGAAACAGGTGTTACTCAATCACTTGCTGTTGGTAGAATATCATATCAAGGTGCTGCAATAGGTTTTTACACCTACGTTCAACGTGTACCATCCAGCATCTCTAGTATGTTTACTGCTGCTAATGTAGGAAAAAAATTCAAAATAGAGATAGTGTTTAACTAGGCGGTGATTTAATGCAAACAACTTATACATACAAAGAGCAGACCTACTCTAATCTGTACGGGCTTTCCGAAGCGTTAGGCAAAGACGGCGTGTTTATCCCTCTGTCAATCAACGATGAAGCCTTAGCGGAATTAGGTGTAACTGTTACGCATGAGGAAGAACCTATTGAAAACGTAAAACAGCGTAAAATCTTGATGCTGAAGCGCCAGCGTGATGCTACAGAGGTTGAGCCGATTGAATACGGCGGGCACCTCTACGATTATGACAGCAAGGCGCGCGACCGCATCGCAGCAGCTATCATTGCGCTGGAGCTGCAAGGCGAAGGAGCTACAATAGAGTGGACCACGGCAGATAATGAGGATGCGGTGGTTACGGCTCAGGACCTGCGTATGATTATTGCTTCCGTGGCTGCACGCAGCAATAAACTGCATACGGCGTACAGGGCTGCTAAGGCACAGGTTGAAGCTGCCAGCACGGCAGAAGAAGTAGAAGCTGTAACAATGAATAATTAGGAGGTTGAGAGATGGATTTTTTAGCTTTACGTTATGCCGTATACAATACGGCACACACTTTGACTCATGGTTTTACCTACAAATCGGTGATCGGGGCAATCCTTGCGGTATTGCTGCACAAACACGCGGTATTGTTTATGGTTTTTACCGCATTGGTATTTTTGGACTGCTTCACTCGCTGGATGAGCCTGTCTTATAAGCGCCTGCAGGGCATGGGGCAGACTCCGTCCGTGACGCAGATTATCGGCGGCATTGAGGCAGCTCGCACAGAAGGCCTTATCTCCAGCGAAGTCATGAAGCATCGCTTTGTTGGCAAGGTTATTGTTTATATCCTTTGCGTGCTGGCTGCCGTATTGGTAGATTTGGCCATGATCACGCTGCAGCAGCCTGTATGGGCTGTGCCGCTGGTGGCAGGTTATCTGGTCATCACAGAGCTGCTGTCTATTTGCGAGAACCTCAACGACGCCGGTATTGAGGCAGTGCAAGGTCTTGTTAATGTTATCAAAAAGAGAAGAGGTTGATTGTTATGGCTATGTTATCTGCTCATTTTTCTGAGTCTGAATTTGCTTGCAAGCATTGCGGCGAGCTGCCTGTTTATGGCATTAGCTCTGCATTGCTGACCGGTCTGGAACGCTTGCGTGCACGCTTAGGTCGTCCCATAAACATCACCAGCGGCTATCGTTGCCCGGTACACAATGCCAATGTAGGCGGTGTGTCTAACTCTCAGCATGTCGCTGGTACTGCTGCAGATATCTATGTTGATGGCGTATCTACACGCGAGCTGGCCCGCATCTGCAAGCAGATTTTTGACGGTGTTGGTACTTATGTATCGCAGGGTTTTGTGCACGTCGACATGCGTGCTGGCGGCTCCGTGCCGGGCTATTATCTGTGGGAGGGCTAAAATGTGGGGAAAATATTGCGCAATTACTGCAGCTATATTGTACTTGCTGTTATCTGCCTCTGCATCGGAGGCATCGTCGGCTACAACCTACACAACCTACACGATGACGGCGGCGGAAATGTCAGCGCTCGACAGCAGGTTGAGTCTGCTGCTGCAGCAAACCAAGAGCACCAAGCAAGCGCTGGCAGAATCACAAGCAGCGCTGACAGAGTCGAGAGCAGAATTGAGGAAGCTCAAAATGGAATCAGTCAAGCTGCAGATAGAACTGCAAGCTCAGAGCAGCTTATTGGAGAGTGCCAACAGATCCTTGCAGGCATCCGCCAAAGAGGAAGCTCGCACCCGCCGCAGAATTAAAGCGCAGCGCAATACCGCTATCGTTGCGGCCGTTGGTCTGCTTGCCTATGCTATCAATAAATGATGATTGATTGGGAGAAAGTGATATCTTAGGAGGTCTTGTGTATGGATGTCACTCGTAAGCGAGCGCGTGCGTGGCTACGTATGTGCTCACGAATCGAACTTGACCGTGCCATGGAAGAAGCACGGCTTACGGAGCAGCAGCGGGAAGTCATTGAGTTAATGTTTACCCGAGGCTTGTCCGTGGTTGCCATCAAATTACGCTGTAATATGGACGAGAGTACAGTAAAACGTATCCTTGCCCGCTCTTACGACAAAATCTACAATGTCATCATGTAATCTGCGCCCCAGTGATCCTGGGGTGCTTTTTTTATGCCCTTTTATTGCGCTTTTGCACATCGCTTTTGCCTATACAATGTAGACAGAAATGAGGTGAGCTTATGAATTTTGCAAATATGCCAAATCAACCGAACCTGCCGCCTATGCCGCAGCTCTTTGGTCAGCCAGCACAGCAGATGGCTCCAGCTGGTGAGATTGTATGGGTGCAGAGCGTCGACCAGCTCAATGCTTTAACTCTCCCACCTAATGCGTCAAGAATCTACATGAACTCTGCTGATGCGGAGTTTTACATCGTGACTACGGACAAAATCGGCATGAAGTCTGTGGTAGCGTATACGTTTGTGGAGAAGCCTAAGCCGCAGCCTGTAGAGTACGTTACCAAGGCGGAGTTTGCAGAGCTTATCGCTCTGCTGAAAGGAGCGCAAAATGAATCCAATTTACCAAAGGCAGAATCAGCAGCAGCGTCAACCTCAGGCGGGCGACCTGCAGGTCATCAAGCAAAATCTCAATGATAAAATGCTGCAACAATTTATTGCCCAAGCTAGGCAGCAGGGAATCTCAGAAAACGATATCAATGCTGGCTTGCGAATGCTCGGGTACAAGTAGGCATCACGCGCGATGTGCATTATTATAAAAGGAGGGATATCTTATGGATATCGGCGAAGCAATGGCGTTGACCAATAGTAACAATAACTGGATGAACAATCCGTTTATGTATCTTATCTGGCTGGCGTTTTTCGGCGGCGACGGTTTTGGCTTTGGCCGTCGTGGTAATACCTTAACTCAGGCAGAATTACAGGAAGGTTTTAACAATCAGAATGTAATGCGTGCCCTGGAAGGTATTAAAAACGGTGTTTGTGATGGCTTTTACGCTATGAACACAAATTCTCTGCAAGGTCAAAATCAGCTGCAACGTGATATGTGTCGAGGCTTTGATGCAGTAACTGCTGGTGTTACTAATACTGGCTATCAGTTGAGTAACCAAATCACGGAGAACCGTTTTGCGGCTCAGCAGTGCTGCTGCGAGACCAATCGCAACATCGACAGTGTAAAAGCCGAAAATTACAAAAACACTTGTGAAATCACCACTGCTATCCACAGCGAAGGTGAAGCTACTCGTGCTCTTATCACTGCTAACCAAATTCAGGAACTTCGCGATAAACTGGCAGCCCGTGAACGTGAATTGCAAGCTGAACGCTATCAAGTTAGCCAGCTCACTCAAAACAGTACTATCATCGAGGCAGTGCGTCAGCTGTTAGGTCAGCGTGGTTGCGCTGGCTGCCAATATCTGACTGCTGCTTGATTGGCGGTGATAGGTAATGGCTTATCTGAATACTTATAATCTTGCTAGTCAAGCTCTGGAGGTTGGCAATGTTATTGCACTGGGGGCTAACGACGTGCAGTTTAGTGGGTGCTGCAATGGTTTGAACCATGCAGCGGGCACTGGCATTATCAATGTCAAGGCTCCAGGTGTGTACGAGATCAACGCTACAGTGACTGTTACTGCTACGGCAGCTGGTGCTATCGGCATACAGCTCTATAATGGTGCTGATGCTGTACCGGGTGCTGCTGCCAGTCAAACTGCTGCTGCCGCTGGTGTGGTAATGTTACCCATCAGCAAACTGATCCGCGTGCGTCCGTCCTGCGCTGCTGTCGGTAATGCGGCAAATCTCAGCCTGCAGCTGACAGGTGGTGCCGGAACGGTCACCAGCGTCAATGTAGCAATACATCAAATCGCTTGATTTTATGCGGTATAGTCTTTAATGTCTATACCGCATATTTTTTTTATTTAAAATTTAAATTCATGACTTGCAATAATCAAAAAGTAGAGTTAATATACATATAATGAAAATGAAAGGTGGTTATGAACCATGAAAATTATTGATGTTATGCAACAATGGAATGATGATTGCAATGATTCTTTTCAAATGCTGGCTGGTGAATATTTTTTTGAACAACTCGAATACGATTGCAGCGAAATTGAAGCTTTGAAAGCTACAAAATCGTATCTGGAAAAATTCACTGAGGCTGATTTTGCCGAGCTCATCGGTGGAAAAGATGCTTGGCTGGAAGCGCTAAGAACAATAGATATTCTTTTGAAAGCCTAAATCCCTCACCGCTAACTAAATTTTAGTTAGCGGTTTTATTTTGACCACTTTTTGACTGCTACATCTAGACAGATATGCAAAGATATAGTAAAATATAGCATAGTGTGAATGTTGTCTACCTGCGTAGACATGCGGAAAATGGGGATTTATGCCTTTTGGGGCTGTGGTCTAAAAATGGTCTTGAAAACTAGCGAAGGTGCAAGCCTTCCGTGGGTTCGAATCCCACCCTTTCCGCCATT